AGTAGTGTACTACTAGATCCTAATCCTGTAAAATGGCAATGTTTGAATTAATTGTTCTCCTGGCTTTTTCATATGTTACAGGAGTTCCACAGGAATTAACTAGATGTTTTACAGGTGGATCAGTAGTACGTCAGCATTGGAGCAAAAATGCCATATCTGAACTCTGCTTGAAAGATGATGTTAGTATAATAAAAAGTGAAATAGAATATAAAAAGAATGAGACAGGTACATTTGCATTGAGTAAAATCTATAGAAAATGGATAACTACAGATTGGGAAAAATGTCAACCGCAAAAATCTACAGGTGGTCATATTAGTGTCTTAGAGGTCCGACATGACCTAACTTTAGCAAGTGCAACATACATCTGTGGCAATCCATGCACTATTAATGTAGACAGAGAAATGGCTCAAGTCCATCTTCAGACAGAGGGAGTAAATCATTTTGAAATTTCTGGTACAACAATTAAATCTGGCTGGTTCAAAACAACTACATATATTACTTTAGACCAAACATGTGAACATTTAAAAGTATCATGTGGGAAACAGTCTGTACAATTCCATGCTTGCTTTAAGCAACATATGGCATGCGTAAGATTTTTACATAGAACAATCCTACCTGGCAATATGGCAAATTCTATATGCCAAAATATAGAAATAATTATTTTACTAGCACTTACCTTATCTATCTTTATCCTCTTGTGCATATTAACAAAAACATATATCTGTTACATATTATTACCAATATTTATACCAATATCTTATATATATGGATACTTTTATAATAGATCATGTAAAAAATGCTCCCAATGTGGATTAGTCTATCATCCATTTACAGAATGTGGTAGAAATTGTGTTTGTGGTGCCAGATATGACACTTCAGAAAGGATGAAATTGCATAGATTATCTGGACTGTGCCCAGGATATAAAAGTCTAAAAGCAGCAAGAGTTTTATGCAAATCTAAAGGCTCAGCATCAATATTATCAATACTAATTTCATTATTGATATTAACATTTGTTACACCAATCAATGGCTTGATGTTAAAGGACACAGATATTACTAATTTAAAGATAGACACATTACCAGATGATATGTTAGAATTAATTCACAATGTAGATTATTTGAAACTAATATTGGAAATTAACATAACGATATTTGGATTCATATTAATAATAATTCTCTTTATGCTGTTAATGTTTTATAGATACCAACATATCTTTATTAGTATATATGTGATTGATTGTAAGGAATGTAACATGTATCATAGCAAGTCAGGATTGAGGTATAATGGTGATTTTACTAATAAATGTATGACTTGTACATGTGGTGAAGTAGATGATATGGAGGGCTTGAACAAACACAAAAAAAGATATAATTGTTTAATCAAATATAAAACTACGATATTGCAACACTTTTTCCTGTCTATATTAGTATGCTTAATACTGAAGGAATCAGTTTTATTTGCTGCAGCACAATCTGAAGAAATAATAAAATGCCTAGAACAAGAGTCTTTAACATCAAAATGCACTGGACCCCTACTTAAAACTCCACAATGCACAGAGCAACAAAAAAATCTTTTATTTATAGAAATAGCTAAACAAATGGAAAAAGATAATATAATTACTTCATTAGATAATGCTTTGATTGCAAAGCTCCCAAATGAAATAGCAGGTAGCATGGCAATACTTGATACAAAGAAATACTATCATGAGCAAATCACATTAGAATATGCTATTTTGTCTAAGTATTGTGATTATTATAAAAAATATGAAGGAAATACAGGATACAGCCAAACAACATGGAGAACTTATTTGCGATCACAGGATCTTGAAATATGTTTAATATTACCATATCAATTCTTCTGTAGATGCTTCAAAAGTGGAACAGGATGTATAGACACAAAAATGGAAATTAAATCGACAATGGACACATATTATAGCTCACATCAAACTAAATTTGATTCAGATCTTAATTATATGCTACATGTCATTCACCTAGCCTTCAGGGGAAGTGCAACAAGTTATATAGCAAAATGTTTAATAGAAAAAAATTATACTGAAACAATATCGTACTTAACTAAGATTCAGGAGAAATATCCAAACAATCAATTATTGAAAGTTGCTATATTCTTTACCAATCATTTATTAAATCAGAGCTTAGTAGAAAATTTTGAAGTTAGCACAGAATGGTCTAGGTACAAACATTCAACTGCCCAACCTGAGCATGAGTGGAAAAAAGGAAGTGAACTTAAGATGTTAGACCCTAATAAGCTAAAGACTGGGCCAGCTATTCAAACATGTTTACATATTAAAGATTTACATTGTATATCTCCTAGATCTAGAGCACCAACATCTGGTATAATAACCTGTGGATTAAATGATCAAGCTTGTGTCTACCGGAAACCAGACAAGAAGATATATGCCTCTCATATGACACAGCATGGATTTTGTGTTATGGATGGACACTGTCTGAAGCCATTTGAACCTATTAGTGGAGAAATGCTCCAAATTATTAAAAAATCAAAATGTTGGACTGAAGATATAGAAGATTTAATAACTGAAGGTCAAGATAAAGGGAGAATAAGTTGTCAGCCAATTGATGTTGGCAATTGCAACGTCAGTGGGAACTTATGGACAATTACATTGTGCTCTGATAAAAAGTTTTATTATACAGATAATAAACATGTCCATGATAATTCTAAAGATATTGGCTACTATTGCATGGAAGAAAATTGCAAGATACCCAGATTCCCAATTCACCCAGATTTTGTTAAAGATTGTGAATGGGATTTAAATCATATAAAAATAGATCATCTAAAACAAATAAATATAGAAGATATAAATTCTTATAAGAAAATACTAACAGAAAAATTAACCACAGCACTTAACTCTTTTAAATACAAAGGGAATGAGAATTTGCCTCATTCTATCCCTAAATATAAATATATAACAATTCAGGGAACACAAACCATCGATGGTATTGAAAATGCATTTATTGAAGTTGAAATTCCTGCCCTTTCAGGAAGTGCAACTGGATTTAAAATATCATCAAGAGATGGTATTGAATTATTTGATGCCATACTATATGTAAAGCAGGCTTCTTTTAGCTCAGTTTACAAAAAATTATATGTAACAGGACCTACTATTGGGATAAACACTAAACATGATGAAAGGTGCACCGGTGCATGCCCAATGACACTCCCACATTCCTATGGTTGGCTAACCTTTTCTAAAGAAAGAACAAGTCAATGGGGTTGCGAAGAATATGGCTGTTTGGCAATTAGTGACGGCTGTGTGTTTGGTTCATGCCAAGATATTATTAAGGATGATCTAACTATCTATAGAAAAGAGACAGAAGAACTGTCTCTTGCAGAAATTTGTATTACCTTTATGCATAATACTTTTTGCACTTCTATAGATTCAACTACACCCACCATTACAGATATTTTAGAAGCACAATTCAAGACAGTTGAATCTTTCAAATTACCTAATACAGTTGGGCTAAAAATGCATAAGTTATATATTGGTACAATAAATGATATTGGTGTGTACAAAAAAGCTTGTGGAAATGTTCAAAAATATAATAATACAATTTTGGGCTCAGGCAGCCCTAAGTTTGATTATGTTTGTCACTTGGCAAAAAGAAAGGATGTGATTTTAAGGAAATGTTTTGACAATGATTATAATTCTTGCAAATTACTGAAGGTTGCAAATGATCTAAGAATTGAAGAAGATGGTGAAAAATTAAAAGTTATAAATTATAAAAAAGTAATGGGTACTTTAAAATTCAAAGCTATATTTGGTGATATTAAATATAAATCTTTTACACAAGATGTAGATATAGATGCAGAAGCAACATGTGTTGGGTGTTTAAATTGTTTTGAAAATATAAATTGCGAGATAAAGGTGCAAAGTCCATTAGAAACAACTTGCGAAGTAGAAAGCTCCTGTGATCTATTTACAACAAGAATATTGTTCCATCAAGATATACATAAATATGCATTAAAATTAATTTGTTCTAAAGAGGCCTCCAGTAAATTTTGGATTAGGTTTTGCAACAAAGAAATCAAATCATCAATAAGTTTGATCAATGCAGCACCTATCTTAGAGCTGGCCCCTATTGACCAAACATCATATGTAAAAGAAGAAGATGAGAGATGTGGGACATGGATGTGTAGGGTCGCTCAAGAGGGAATTGGAGTTATCTTTGAGCCATTTAAAAACTTGTTTGGGAGTTATTTAGGAATATTTTACATTATTATAATTGTGATAATACTGCTTGTACTCTTTGTTTATATTTTCTTGCCGATGATTTTAAAGCTGAAAGAGATTTTACAAAAAAATGAGGTTGCATACCAACGAGATATGAAAATTAGATAATTATAAATTCCAACAAACCCCAAATAGCTAATGTAAATAATAAAACAATAAATTAAAATAAATAGATATAAATTTAAGACAAATTAATAAAATAAAGAACAGCAGCCTTAATCTTTTATCTACACTAATTTGTTTTGATAAGGTCATACAAACAGAAGTTAGGTTCTAGTAGCACACTACT